TCTAAGAAAGTTGTTAACACTGGTGCAACTACCCCGCCTAACAACGGTAATACCAAGTGGGCTAAAGATGTAAAGAGTACATCAGGTCATCCTTTAAACAAGTTAAAAGATTATGGGTTAAAGGTCGGAGACGAAGTAGAGTTTTACTCCGAAGGGATACCTGAAGGTAAGCCTAAGATTAAAGTCAAAGATGGGAAGACCTTACCCACATCAAATGAACTGTTAGGTATCACAACTGATGGCTTCCATATAGAAACCAAATGTTTTAATGCACCTAACCCAGCTATCGCAGGCTACTACACAGGTCTACTCCAGAGTTGTATTAGGAAAGGAGAAGAGTACAGCCTCATACTACATACCCCTTGGTTAACTGAAGTTATTGAGAACGATCTTAATAATGCAGGTAAAGAGAAGCAAGTAGCTATGGTTGTAGCAACTGACCAAATACTAGTAACCGAACAAGAACCGGAGCAATTGCAATGAGTTATTTAGTTCTACCTTATAAAGCTGGAAGTGAATCTTCCAAACTATTATCCACTGGCTTAAACTGTAAACGAATGAGGGTTGAAAACTCTTCGGTCAGAGACCGTGACGATTTAACTATAGTTAATTGGGGCAACTCCACTATGGATGTGTCCCTCCTCCCTTCAGTAAAAATTATTAACCACCCTTCAAAAGTTAAGCTAGCTTCACATAAGATTAAGTTCTTTGAAACAATCGAGCAGGATAACGAGGACTCATTTGTCCCTATTAATATACCTGCTTGGACTACGGATGTTGATGAAGCAAAGAGATGGTACTCCGAGGGCAATGATATTGTTGTCAGGAATGTCCTTCAAGGACACTCGGGAGATGGTATCGAGTTAGTGCAGTACAAAGAAGATGTGACACCTTCCAGTGCAATCCCAAGAGCCCCTTTGTATACCAAGTATATGAAGAAGCGTGATGAGTTTAGGGTTCATGTGATGTCAGGTGTACCTATTCTTGTACAACGTAAGGCTAACAAGTATGGTGTCAAGCCTTCTAACTATCAGATACGTAACCATGATAACGGTTTTGTATATACGATTAGTGATGTGGACCCTGATGAATCTGTAATATCACATGCGGTAAATGCTGTGACAGTTCTGGGGTTAGACTTCGGAGCTGTTGATGTTATCTGGAATCAAAGGAAGAAGGAAGCAACTGTACTTGAGGTCAATACTGCCTGTGGATTAGCAGGTGATACAACTCTAGCTAGGTATGTTGAGTCCTTTAGGTCTCTCTTCAATGGAGAGAAGATAACTAATTGGAAGGATGCAATAATCACCAGTCGAATGAGAGTACCTGGGGAACGCTTTGGTCAGTCTCTCTCAGCCTCTGCCTTACGCCTTAAGATTGGACTAGATATGCTTGCTAACAATGGAGATGATATTCCAGAACTTCATTGTGAAGATCCTGTGGTGACATCAATGCAGCTTCATGCTTTGTTCACAGAGTATGAGTCATCAGGTGGGGATAGTAGAGGCATCGTCAGGTACCTTGAGGATTACCATATTGGTGGTGGTGGTCGCTTATACATAGAGGATGTCAATGATGATGGCACATGGTGTCGACTTGGATTTGCTGATGACGATGGTGACTATGATATCATTCCATTCCACATACCCACAGTTCAACTTGAATACAGTCACGACGACTAAGGATATCTAATGGAAATATTAAAGTTCAGTGCAGGATGGTGCGGACCATGTAAGATGTTGAGCAAGACAATGGAGGGGGCGGATCTCCCTCATCATGTCAAGCATGTTGATGTCGACTTGGATCCAGATCTTGCACAGAAGTATCACATTAGAGGCGTACCTACCTTGATCTTATTAGATGACAAGGGTGAAGAGGTACGTCGATCCGTAGGTATACTATCTGAAACTCAATTAAAGGAGTGGGCAGATGAATAGAATTAAAGTAGCAGTTTATGGTTCTTTAAGGAAAGGACAAGGTAACCATAGAATCCTTGAGGGTTCTAAGTTACTTGGTAAACAACGGTTACCCGACTTCGAGATGTTCTCGTTAGGTGGGTTCCCTGGAATTCGTAAGGGAGAATCTTCTATACTCACTGAAGTATATGAAGTAAGTGGTAGTACTTTAGAACAGTTAGACACACTCGAAGGCTTTCGTCAAGGAAGTCAGAACAACTTCTACAATAGAGAAGAGGTCGATACAGACTTCGGAGACGCATTGATATACACATTACGTGGTGACAGATATCATGGTCTCCCTGTTGTAGAGGGTGGTGACTGGACTAAACGTAGTACAACACTAAGTGAACTTTTAACTTAGTATGTTTTGGACTGGTGAGATAGAGTACCTGTAAGAGCTGGGGGTTCCTGGCTCTAGTCCTCATGGGCTAACGGCAACTAGTCCTCTCTATATGTTGCCACTAATTAAATCAAATCAAATACATAAGGTATATATTATGACTGCAATTCTTGGAACTTCAATCATCCGTGACGTAACTCTTAACTATGTTAAGGTTGATCCAGAGAACCCAACAGAACCTTTCGGTACCCTCCAATGGGAGTGCCAGATCGTTGTGCCCTCTGATCGAGCTGACGAGTTAGAAGAATATGGAACAGTTAAGCCTGTCAAAGATGATCCAAGTCGTGTGGCGATCAACTTAAAACGTAAAGCTGTACGTAAAGATGGATCTGCTAATGACCCAGTGATGCTGGTCGATGGTAAGAAGCAAAAGATTCCTGCCAATATCAAGATAGGTAATGGCTCAGTGGGTAATGTTAAGGTATATCGTAGAGAGTATGATGTCGCTGGTCGACAAGGTATCTCTACTATCCTAACTGCTATTCAAATCACAAACTTAATTGAGTATACTGGTTCAGTTGACTTCGATGTTGAAGGTGCTGAAGCTGATGACTCAGAGTTTTAATACCAATTAGTTTACAACTTCTCTGTATGTAGACTAATTACCCAAGAGGGATAAGATAATCAATAAGGAAGTCATGATTATTCTTATAGCACTCGGTCTCTGTGCCTTAATGATGGTAGATTACATCGATAAAGGGGTATAGATTCAATCCTAAGAGACTCTATCTGATCCCGTGTGGGTCAGGTAGGGTTTCTTTTATTTCCTTCTGATGGGAATACAGAGGCATTACAGTTTGTTCTAGGCATTAAGGTACCTTATAGGGAACTACCTAGAACGGAGGTGATAATGCAAGAAGCCCAGAAGATATACACTCAAACTGATATTAAAGAAGGAAAGAAAAAGATACATCCTAATTCACTAGCCAACCTCAAACCTCGTCATGATAAAGAGCATATGGCTATGATGACTGCTAAGGCAACTGAAGCTAGGCTAGAGAATGAAAGGATGAAGGAACAGATGAAGGATGTTCTAAGTTTAGTTAACAACTTATCAGATAGCCTGATGGATTCTATCCCTAAGGGATTAACCGTTATGAAGCTAGCTATGATCAAGGCTATATCGAGTGACGATATGGTTGAGGCTGCACGACTCGCCTCTATTGTTGCTGAGTATGAACAACCTAAGCTACAACGTTCTGAAAATGTCAATACAAACTTTGACTACACGGATCTTACTGACGATGAATTACAGAAAGAACTAGACAGACTATCAGGACATTAATCCAGGGGCTTAATTGCCCCTGTTTTTTATTGCACAACCGACACCTGTCTGAAGTACATGCTTTTTTTTGAGGCACCGACAACTGAGACAGGCATCCGAACCGACAACTGGAGGACATGCATAATGCCAGCATATACTATTACAATAAGAGATACTGAAGACTTAACTAATGTCAAGGTTAGCTTTGAGTCAGAGGGTATGGAGTTAGTAGATGAGGATAGTAAAGCTTTCCAACTCTGCGCTTACATACTTGATTGTATCCAACACTTAGAAGGAGCAGATAATGCTACACAGCACTAACAATACTTTGCAACAACGAGAAGAAAGGTATGGTTCCTTTGCGACTCAAGGTGCAGTGGCGCAAAACTTTAAGACAGTGATGCGGATGACAATGGGGTGGAATGATCTGTCCCCTTGCCAAAAGGAATCACTTGAGATGATAGTCCATAAGATTGGACGGATACTAAACGGTGACCCTAACTATGCTGACAGTTGGCATGACATTGCGGGGTACGCAACGTTGATAGACAAACAATTAGGAGGCCACTAAGATGTCAGGTAAGGGATCAAGACCCAGACCTATACCCAACAAAGATAAGTTTGAGGATAGTTGGGATAAGATATTTGGAAGTAAGACGAAAGAATCTAAGAGCCCTTCGGGCTCAACCAAGGAGAAAGATAAGAGGAAATAATTTATGTGTAATATTTTAATAGCTTTAGTATTAATTGGGGTGACCATCTATGTGTCTGACTCCTTACTAACAGTAGCTCAACGCAATTGGATCAAAGAGGTGACTCGGTATGAAAAAGTGGTGGCGTATCTGGGCAAAATCTTTGGGCGAAAAGGTCGGGGAGACTGATAGCCAAGCAGATCTGATAGCAGGTGTAAGAAGTTTCTGGTGGGTAATCCACATGCTCACCTGCTTTATGATCATCATCAACAACGCAACCAATATGGGGTGGCTATGATAGCTCTAAAGATAGTTAATTGTGACGACAGTAAAAAGTGGTACGCTTCCTTAGTGGGAGAGACTGTTCCCTTATTGGATGTAGAAGAAAATGAATTCAAATCCAGGGAACCTGATGGATATATTAACTTCGTATCTAAAGATGATGCTGAAATTATCCATACAAGTTAGGAGATAACATGGAATATAAAACCTGTACAAAATGTGGAGTAAAGAAAGAGTCATATGCCTTTGGTATCTGTAGTGGTGGTAACTATAGGCGTACAACATGTAAGCTCTGTGAGAATTCTTTAGCTAAGGTACGTAAGAAGTTGCGAGAAGCTCTCGATCCTCCACTAGAAGATCACCAATGTCCCATCTGTCTGCGTAATGCAGAGGAAGCTAAGGGATGTGGGGGTGTAAACAAATCCCCTTGGACTCTTGATCACGACCATTTAACAGGACTATTTAGAGGGTGGATATGCCACTCTTGTAATCGAACCCTTGGTGGACTGAAGGATGACTTCGGTACACTGGATAGAATCAAAACATATTTAAAGAAAGGTAGAGTATGAACACGTCTAATAAAATCTTATCCGACATAACTGTCTTTAGTAAGTACGCTAAGTTTGTACCAGAGCTAGAGCGCAGGGAAACTTGGGAAGAACTTGTTACAAGAAACAAAGAGATGCACCAACGTAAGTACCCTAAGCTTAAGAGGGAGATAGAGAAAGCTTACAAGTTTGTATACGATAAGAAGTGTCTGCCTTCCATGAGAGCCCTGCAGTTTGGTGGAGCACCTATTGAGCTAGCACCTAATCGTATCTATAACTGTGCTTACCTTCCAGTAGAATCTGTAGAAGCATTCGCTGAGTCTATGTTCTTATTGCTGGGTGGGACAGGTGTAGGTTACTCTGTTCAGAACCACCATGTACGTAAACTACCTGAAGTTGTGGGGCATAAGAAACGTAAGCGTAGGTTCTTAGTCTCAGATAACATTGAAGGTTGGGCGGATGCAGTTAAGGTTCTCTGTGAATCCTACTTCTATAACATGATGGAAGTTGAGTTTGACTTCCGAGACATCAGACCTAAGGGTGCATTGCTCATCACTACTGGTGGTAAAGCCCCAGGCCCACAGCCCCTTAAGGATTGTATTCACAATCTAAGATCTATCTTTGACCAAGCAGTAGGCAGACAGCTAACCACACTAGAGGTGCATGATATGATGTGCTTCATTGCTGACGCTGTACTTACTGGTGGTATTCGTAGGGCTGCTATGATTTCATTGTTCTCAATGGATGACTCAGCCATGCTTGGGTCTAAGTCAGGTAACTGGTGGGAGGATAACCCTCAAAGAGCAAGAGCTAACAACTCTGCAACTCTACTACGCCATAAGATTACGAAGGAAGCCTTCGATAAACTATGGGAACGAGTAAGACTTTCAGGCTCAGGTGAACCAGGGATCTACTTAACTAATGATAAAGACTGGGGTACTAACCCTTGCTGTGAGATTGGACTACGGCCTTATCAGATGTGTAACCTAACTGAAGTTAATGTATCTAACATAGAATCCCAAAAGGATCTCAATGAAAGATCAAAAGCTGCAGCCTTAATTGGTACACTTCAAGCAGGGTATACTGACTTCCATTACCTAAGACCTGAATGGCAAGAGACTTGTGAACGTGAGGCTCTTATCGGTGTAGGTCAGACAGGTATTGGTTCAGGTACTGTACTTCAATATGATTTAACAGAAGCTGCCGAGGAGGTAAAGAAAGAAAATGAAAGAGTCGCTAATTTATTGGGCATCAACTGCGCTGCACGTTGTACTACTGTCAAGCCAAGCGGTACTAGCTCTTGTGTGTTGGGGAGCAGTAGTGGTATTCATGCTTGGCATAACGACTATTACATTCGTCGCCAACGGATTGGAAAGAACGAGGCCTTATACGGATACTTCTCTAAACACCATCCAGAGTTGGTGGAAGACGAGTACTTCAAGCCTGAAGAACAAGCTGTCATAGAGATACCTCAAGCTGCACCTGAAGGATCTATACTACGTAACGAAAGCCCAATCGATTTACTTGACAGGGTAAGTAAGTACAATGTAGAATGGGTAGAGGCTGGGCATAGGGAAGGTCAGAACAGTCACAATGTATCCTGTACTATCTCCGTTAAGGAAGGTGAGTGGGAGCTTGTGGGTGAATGGATGTGGAAGAATCGTTACCACTTCAATGGCATCTCTGTCCTACCATATGACGGTGGTACTTATGTACAAGCACCCTTCGAGGATATAACAGAAGAAAGATATCGAGTAATGGAAGGTGCCCTCTCAGGTATTGACCTAACTCTCGTGCAAGAAGTGGAAGATAAGACTGACTTGAGTGCCGAAGCTGCATGTGCAGGCGGTGCTTGTGAAATAACTTACTAAATATAAGGGTCTAACTTGGGAAAGAATAAGGATAGAAAGCAAAAGCAATACAAAGATACACATCAATCTCATATTAACTATGCACCTAAGACTGCCAAGCAAGCTGAACTATTCAGAGCATTGGACTACAAGGATCTGTTAGTTGTTCTCGGTGCGGCAGGTACAGGTAAGACATACACCTGCTGTGTGAAGGCAGCTCTGTGGTTAGTTAAGAACAGGATAGATAAGATTGTATTAGCTAGAGCTAACGTACCTACAGGACGATCACTTGGTGCAATCAAAGGTGGTCTTGAAGAGAAACTTGAACCTTGGCTAATGCCAATGACTGACGTAATACGTAAGACGTTAGGAGGATCTTACTATGATCTGTGTGTTAAGAGAGGAAAGATAGTACCTGTAGCCCTTGAGTCAATTCGAGGTCGTTCATTTGATAATTCTTTTATACTGATTGATGAGTGTCAACAGCTGACAATCGAAGAGATAAAAGCTATCACGACTAGAGTTGGTGAAGGATCTGTGCTGTGCCTTATGGGTGACCCCGCACAAACAGACCTCAAGGCAGGGACAGGGATACGAATCTTCCTTGACCTTATTCAAAAAGAAATGCCAAGCAATGCATACGTTATACAGTTTGGACTTGACGACATCGTTAGGTCTGACACTTGTGCTGCGATGGTAAGGATGTTCCATAAGGCAGGGCTTTAAGTATACGCAAAGTCTAACTATATGTAACCATTATGTACCCTTAAGTACACTTAATGTAATACCAAGAGGACTGAAATACTTTACATCTTGACAGATATGAAACTATATGTACAATATTCTGACATAAATGTAAGTATACTTTTATTAACAGACCTGAACAGAGTCCTGAAACTGTTCCTAAAGGAAACTATAATGAGCAAATACGTATTCGATATAGAAACTAATGGGCTATTCCCTGATGAGATATGGTGTCTTGTCATGGAGGATACCCAGTCAGGTGAGGTTCACTCTTACTCTGACTTCGATGATGATCTTCCCTCACTAGCTGAAGGGTTGAATAGACTGACTGAAGCTGCCTTGATTACTGGGCACAACATCATAGCTTTTGACTTACCAGTACTGAAGAACCTAACAGGTTGGGTACCGAGTGATAGCACTAAGATCTGGGATACCTTTCTAATGTCTCAGTTGTGCAGGTATCAACGAGGACATCTGCATGGGTTAAAAGGTTGGGGTGATTTCTTTAAGTACCCTAAAGGTGATCATGAGGATTGGTCTTGCTACAGTAAAGAGATGTTGAAGTATTGTATCCGAGATGTTAACTTAAACGCCAAGGTATACGAACGTCTTTCTAAAGAAGCATCTGTTCTTATTAAGAAGAACCCTAACTTCCTTAACGCTTTAAAGCTGGAGCATGACTTCGCTCTTATCAATACAGAGATAACCCAGAAGGGTTGGGTCTTTAATATGGATAAGGCTGAGTCTTTGTATACGCATATCTTAGAAGAGATGGAGCACATTGAAGATGAGATCAATCCTCAACTAGGTAAGGTTGCAGTGATGCGTGGGAACAAGGAAGTGGACCAGATAACTAAGAAGGATGGTTCATACTACAAGAGAGTCATCGATTGGTTCCAACTAGAGGAAGACTGTAGAGCTTCCGATGGTCCTATCAAAGGCCCATACACTAGGATTGAACTTGTAGATGTTAACATTGGTCAGATGGCAGAGGTCAAGAAGTTCTTAATGGACAGAGGGTGGAAGCCTGATGACTGGACTGTTAAGAAGATCAATGGTAAGTGGATTAGACAAAGCCCTAAGCTGACAGACACTTCGTTAAAACCTTTGGGTAAGTTAGGTAAACTAATCAGTGATTACTACATGCTACGTAACAGGCTTGGAACAGTCGAGGGTTGGATAGAGGAGGTTAAAGATGGGGAGAAATTTAATGATGGTCGTCTTCATGGCTCTATGTTTACAATTGGTACTCCATCGTTCAGGTGTAGACACAGGACAATCGTTAATATACCAGGGGTTCATGCGGACTACGGTAAGGAACTACGCAGTCTCTTAACCTGCGAAGAAGGGTACAAGGTAGTAGGTGCTGACTCTGCTGGTAATCAGTTCAGAGGACTATGCCACTACATCAATGACCCTGAGTTTACCAATGAGGTAATCAATGGGGATGTTCATCAGCGTAATGCTGACATCTTAGGGATCAGTAGGCCTAAGGCTAAGAACTTCATCTACGCCTACCTATTCGGGGCTGGCTTAGGGAAGCTGGGGGAAGTAATCTCTGGTAAGAAGTCTCCTAAGATTGGTAAGGAAGCTGACCAGAAGTTTAAGGATGCACTCCCAGGTCTTAAGGTTCTCAAGGATTCACTTGAGGATGAATTCCGTAGGTCTCAGATGCAGACAGGTCACGGCTTTGTGGCTGGAGCTGACGGTAGACGTATCATGATAGGTTCAGAACATCAAACACTGAACTACCTACTGCAAACATTGGAGGGTATTACTTGTAAAGCCGCACTAGTATACGCTTACAAGAAGATCAAGGAGAAAAACCTTGAGGCTTACCCTACCTTATTCTACCATGATGAGACAGTGTTTGTAGCAAAAGAGTCTGATGCAGATGCCGTAATGGAGATTTGTATTGAGGCTTTTCGAGAGGCACCTAAATCTGTAGGTGTTATGTGTATGGATGGTGACGGATCAATAGGAGATAGCTATGCTGACGTTCACTAATGTAGGAAAAGAAGAAGGGGTTGACTTCGATAAATGTTTTATTGATGCTGACTCTATGTTATACCGCATTGCAGCTACAGTATCTACTGATGCTCAGGCTCAGAGTACTTTCGATCTAGCATTGAAAGCTGTGATGAGGGACACCAACAGTGCTAAAGGGTACGTCTCTGTTAAAGGTAAAGGGAACTTTCGGCATGACTTAGCTGAAGATTACAAAGGTAATCGAAAGAACTCTAAGGTAGATCCTAAGATTAAGGAAAGGCTTGATAACCTATACCAGTACTGTTGGGATACCGATTGCGTACCCTCTGATGGATGTGAAGCAGATGACATAGTATCTATCTGGGCTACTGAAGCAGAAGAAGCTGGGGATTCCTGGGTCATAGCTCACATTGATAAGGATATTGACATGGTACCTGGGTGGCACTACAACTTCAACAAGAATCTCTTATATCAGATTGAACCTGACCAAGGGCACTACCTCTTATGCAAGCAATTGCTGACAGGAGATTCCTCAGATAACATTAAAGGGCTTAGAGGTATTGGCCCTAAGACTGCTGAGAAGATTCTTGATGGTGTGTCTGTTGATAAGATGTTGGATACTGTAAGGGCTACGTGGAGAGATAAACATCCTCGTGATTGGCAAGATCAACTTGACCTATGCTTCAACTTAATCTATATGCGTAGGAGCTTTGACGAAATCAAAGAGCTTAAGCTTGATGATATGTTTGGCGAAGGGGAGCTACGATGATTAGCTTTGACGATGTTGGTGGAACCATTAAATCTAAAAGTAAATATATTATTAGTTGGCGTAATTTAAGTGAATACGAAAAGTATGCGTTTAAGGAGTATCATCAGTTCTTTAAAGAAGAACCAGACTCTTTGGATCTTGAGTCTTGGATTAAACAAAGAGGCTTTGATGGTGTATGTGACTGGCTAGATGATAGCTACTTTAAGATGACTGAAACATTAAGGGAGTTAGTATATGAAAATAGAATCTGAGAGGAGTATACTAGAAGGTGATCCCCCAAAAGGTATGGTATTAATAGTTGACCCACCTGAAGGTCATAGACATGGGTTCCCAAGGGAGTGCCCTAAGGGGTACAACGATTGGGCTTGGGAACAGAAAGGAGATTGGATGGTAGAACAGGGATATCCTCGTAAAAAGATAGAAGCTTATGGGGATTATTTTCATTGTAGATATTGGGAGATGGAAAAGCATGACTAAGTTTATTGGTTTTGGATTATGGGTATTAGTCGTAATAGGTTTATTCTTTACTGTTAAGTTCACAGTACAAAATCTATTCGATTATATTATTTTAGTTTGGGTAAGTGGCATACTAGTAGCTCTGCCTATACTGGCTTGGAAGGAGGATGAATGATGGGATGTTGGCATATATTCGGCAAGGTAGTTTCATTTGAGATACGTAATGGTGTTGGGTTTGACATTGAGTTTGTAGATAGCAGACCTGTGTGGGCATACAACGCTACTACTGAGAAGAGATCAGCGATGGCACTCGAAGGTGTTGTGATCCTAGTCCCCTTCTTCTTACTAACTGTTGGTAGTCTTTGGGCAGAACTCGAGGAATCCTGATGGTATTGAAAATACATTCATCCAAGAAAGTATCCTACGATGACTTCGTAGAGTATGCATTCATTGGAAGTCTTAATGAACAAATGATGACGGGGTGTGTCATCCAGCATAAGGAAGATTTTGTTAAGGACAACCAGGAATTCTTGAAAGAGAAATACGAAAGGTACTACAACGGTAAAGGTAAGGGGGGAGGGTTGGATACTAGATACTGGGGAATAAGGTTGGACTGGACTACACCTGCGGAGGAACCTATGGAACCCATTGAGACAGAGGATGTCAAAGATACAGCTGAAGATGAAGAGCTGAAAGACTATGTTAGGGTACAACAAGCCTTAGGTGGTCACACTTACAATTGATACTAGGAGATGTACAATGAGTGACACGTACTTGGGCCATTGGAGTTATGATGGCCCTGACTTTGATCCCGATGATTACTTTGGGTTTATATATTTGATAACCTGTAATCATCCCGAAGAACCTAAAAGGTATATAGGTAGGAAACAATTCCACATGTACCGCAAGGGGAAAGAGAGAGCTGTCTCCAACTGGAAGACATATACAAGCTCATCTTCCCACATAAATAAATTGATCAGTGATCTGGGTAGTGAATACTTTACGTATGATATACTACAACTGTTCAAGACTAAGGGTGGCCTATCCGCAGGAGAGGTAAAGGTTCAATGGTCGTTAGACGTATTGACCGAGAAGTATCCTGATGGTAACCCTGTATTCCTGAATAGACAAATTGGTGCAATTAAATTTATACCGAAGGAAACTATTAACGATGAAACAAAACATAGACTCGACGGAATCGCAGCTTCAATACGAGAAGAGCTTGAAGAACAAGAAGGTAGCTCGGATGAAGAGGGACAAGGAGAGCCAGAAGAAAAGAAGGATGGTAAAGAAGCTTAAAGAACAACGGTGGTCGTAATGAGTAAAGATAGATTTGTAAAACACATAGCATGTAAACACTGCGGCTCCTCTGATGGGGTCGGTATGTACTCCAATGGGGTAGGCAAGTGTTACGTATGCAATAAAACTACATTTGATAAAGAAAGAGAAGTCGATATGCAACAACCAGAAACCTACGTAGCCCATGAATCAATGGAGACAATTGAATCCTATGATACTCGTGGTGTACAGGAAAGAGGTATCACAAAGCAAGTCGCTAAACATTTTGGGATGAAGGTATCGTATAACCAAGACGGTACAATCGAAGCTCACTACTATCCTTACACTAAGAAAGGGGAAGTTGTAGCTTATAAGATACGGGAATTACCTAAGTCCTTTAAGGTTAAGGGAGACTTCAACGACATTGAACTGTTCGGTCAGTCTTCTTTCAATCGTGGTGGCAAGATCCTAGTGATCACTGAAGGTGAACTGGATGCTATGGCTGTGGCTCAATCTAACTTAACTCAAAGTGGAAAGATCTATGCCACTGTCTC